TTTAATTTTGTGTTCTATTGGAAATGTTATTGTAACTATACCATTTTTTATATTATAAGTGCCACTTAAACTTTCAGTAGGGGGACCAGGAATAATGAATGTGTTACTACCATAATTTATACCGGAATTTTCAAGTTCAACTGACACTATAGAACCTACACTATTCACAGATGATATCTTTGCCTTTGCAAATTTTCCTATACCATCATTGTCTATAATACTTTGTATATAGTTACCTTGCTTATAACCTAATTTACCATCAACTACATTAATTTTTGATATAACAGAATATAATGTTGCTTGCAAGTTTGATCTATCTATAGCATCATTTAATAAAATAGATTTGGCTGCAGAAATTACTTCACCGCCAATAAAAAAGCCTTTGGTTTTACTAGTATCTAAAATTAATTCGAATACATCATTACCTGCCAAATTTATTTTTTGTACATTTGTTACAACAGCAGTTGCTTCAGAGGTTGCTCCTATAATCTCAGTATCTTTAAATTCAAAAACATTTTGTCGCAAATCTGTTTGTTTGACTCTTAAAGAAGAATACTCAGACCATTTGCCCGAAGAAGATCTTAGCACAATATCATATGGATAGAAGAAATCTATAGTTTCTTTGTATAAAATATTAAAAAGAATTCTATATGCATCTTCTGTTCCTTTTCTGTTATAAATTTCTCTTATTCGTTTTACTAAAAATTTATTATCTGAAATATCGGAAGATGATATATCGTTTGCGTAATTTGCTAAAAATTTACTAATCATATCTTCAGATGTTTCATCTATATCTGCATATTTAGTAATATCTTGCAACAATTCTTGCGCTTGATTATTTTGTTCTAAAAATTCATAGTACGCTTTTATAAACGTAATAAACATTTCGTAATCTGTTTGTATAAATTCTGGCAATTGATTTTCTATTAATACTGATAATCTATTTTGTATTCTTGAAAATGGATTTTCTGCTCCTTTGCCAGTATGTAAAGTGTATATTAAAGGATCTTTTAAACTACCAAATACCCCATAATTATTTGCAACGTAAAATTCTCCATCCACGTCATAAAAAGTAATTACTGTATATATGCCTTTACCGCCTCTATCAATATCTTCTTGTATTGCTTCTTTTCTAGTTAAAAATAACGGGTAGAACCAACCAGTCAAATCTCCATTGACTTGATTTGGTTTTGATGTGCCATATATTTTTAATGGCCCATATAATTCAATTGGCTCAAATACGTTGCTTATCATTTTAATTGTTTATCATGGTTATTGTTAAACCATTTAATCTTTTAGTTATGGTATCAGATTTGCCGTCATCTAAAATAAGTATTGTATCTTTAGTTGTAACTATGTCTAACGCATCTATTTTAGAATATATTCTAATATCATTTACATTCTCAATATACCCGGTTGGATTTAAACTAACAAAAGAAATTTCCCCCGTCGCATAATCTACACTACCTAACCCTGAAACTATTGTAGCATTTGTATAAAAATCTAATAGATTAATAATTCCTGTATTTTCGTTTGTTAGTTCATCTTGTAAAAATGCAGTATAAAGAACATTGTTTACTGTATAATAAAATGCAGAAGAAGAAATACTACCAGATAATAATTTATTTGAAAATTTTATTATACTATCCCCTGCATATCCATTTTGTGCGCCTATTATTGGAACTATTCTTTTATGCACTCTTATGTTGGTAACATTTCCTATTATTGAAGAATCTACCGCATCTATAATTTTAGATAATTTAGAATATACAAAAGTCTTATTAAATTTTTGTAATTCTAGTTTAAAGTAGTCTTCAATTGATGTTTTTACAAATATTTCTAGCTGGGGCAAGGTATATCTAGAATTTTTTGTCTGTACCTTTACTGAGGTATCTATTGTAATGTATATATAGTTAGGATCTACAAATTCCGGAATAATAGACATTACTTTTTTATTTGCAAGAATATTATTTTGAATATTGTTTTTAACTGCATCGCTAATAGTATACCCACCATATGGTTTTAATGATATAATTACCTTGCCATATTTTGGAGGATCATTGTCTTCTCCTCCCCAAACAGCAATAGATTCCACTAAAGGATAGTTGGCTTCGATTATTGCTTTATAATCATCTGCAGTAACCGCTCTATTATATGATGATATAAATCTAGGCGCTTTAAATTTTATTTCATCTAAAGTATCTGCAACATCCCCACCTGTTGAATTTTGTGTTGCTAGTATACTACTGTCTAAAGTGACACCACCTATTAGAATACCTAAAGAGAATGCCTGTTCTATATTACCAGAAACATTTGCAGCTTCTCCTGAACTTACTAAATATTCAATCTTAACTATATTTCCTGGATTTAATTTTTTACCCAAAACACCGTCACCAAAAAATATTTCATAAAATCCAGATGGATTTTCTTCTAAGTAATATACAATAGATGTTGGTTTTGTTTCTGCTAAATTTTCTGCTAATGTATATTCCTGTATTGTTAAGTCTGTATACGAATTTTGCACAGTAACTCTTAAAGTGCTAGTATCAATATTTCTATTAGGTATTGTATATTTTTCTGAAGGTCCCGATACATCTACTCTATACGAATATACTAAAGGTTGGCCTTCTATAATTTCTACATCTTCAAACAAATAGTCTCCGTCTTGAGGATAAATTGTCACAGGATCCAAATTTACAAATGTAAATTCTGTTCCGTTTATATTTGTTGTAAATGAAGAATATTTTGGCAAGGTTAATGATGTTGGTAATCCTATAGGATCTGGTACTGAAAAAGATACTTTTGCTCTAGCACTTCTATAAGATAAAGGAGTATACCCTAGATGTTTTGCAATAGAAACTGCAGATTGTCTCTTAACTGCAGAATCTAAAAACATTTCATTTGCAACCATATTTGCTAGATATGCGTTATAATGGGTGTTGTATGCCAACAAATCTAACAATATATTAAGACTAGATGCTTCAAAATCATAATCTTTAAAAATAAGATTATTATCTTTGTCTCTGTAGTTTGTTAAAAATTGTTTTAGATTATTTTTGATTGGATCAAAATCTAATTCCGCTAGTCTGTAATTTGCCATTATCTTACTCTGCTTATTGATGTTGTTATTGTTATCGGAGTACTAGCATTTTTTAAAGTAAAAATAATATCAATATCCAAATCATTTTTATCTTCAGATTCGTTTATAGATACTTCTATTAATCTTACTCTTGGTTCAAATTTTTCTATAGATTCCTGAATGGTTCTTTCCATTGCAATTTTAACTGCAGATGAAAAATGTTCAAACATTAAAGATCGTATTTGTGTTCCTATTTCAGGATGAAACGGTCTTTCAAAATTATTTGTTCTTAATAAATGTTTTATAGAAGTTTTAACAGCATCTTCATCCGTTTTTAGATAAAGATCTTTAGTAAAAGGATTGACCTTAAAGGAAAGGTCTAAATCTACAAATTGTCTTGTATTTATTTCTGTTGCCATATTTGTTATTTATTATGCCAAAGCTACAAAAGCTAAACGGCCGTCGGCCGCGACTGAACGATTCCAAAATGTACCAAAAGGCAATGCCGATTTAATTACTTTACCATCGACTTGAGCATATGCAATATGTATCCAAATTGCTGTTCTAATATACACCCCCTTATCATACTTTTCTTCAAATTCTAATAATAATTGTTTGAACGGTATATTATTTTTTATCCAAGTTACTATACTTACCCATTCTTCCGTGCCATTTTTGACGTTAAAATGTAGATCTACTGCGGCGCCTACTCCATGATCTGTAGTTTCAGATTCGCCTGCTACTTCTCCGGTTAATCTAAATCCACTATTAATTTTCATACTTGGAAATTTTTTCTTTATTGGATCCAAACAAGTGGTTGCTAAATTTCTTAAATTTTGTACTATCTGTTGTTCGGTTAATCCCCGTTGTGCTCGTAAAGATGATTTGACCACGTCTTTTAATGTAAATGATTTTGGGGCGGATGTTAGTTTAAAAGATAATGGAAAGTCTAAAGTACTCGCTATTTCAGTATCCAATGCTGGTACAAGATTAGATTTTGCACCCTCTATATCCCAGCTTTGTACGTTTTTTTCTGGATAATCTTTTTTTGCTCGAGAAACTATAAGTCTGCCTGCGGCATCTCGATTAGCTAATACTTTTGCAGGTACATCAGTATACGGTTTCTGCGAATTATCAGTAAAATTAACAAGTACGGTTTTAACTGTCATACAAATTTACCATTTTGATGGGGGTAAAAGATTTTTAATTGCCGCGATACATTTGCTTATATTTTTA